TAGAGCCCTTTGTATCGTTTTAAATGGTGCTGCAAGTGAATTACCTTGATTCGTGATCGCATCAGTAGAATCAATGTCATTTGGATTCACATAAAGAATACGACCTTCTGTATTCTTGATAAAATTCTCTAGTTTATTAAGAGGCATCTTCTTATATTCGCCAAAATATTGCTATAATGTATTTAGTTAGGTAAATTCTTCCTGTTCGTAGAGATATTCTAAATCATCAGGTAAAAGTTCTGGATTTTCTAATTCTACTGGAAAATATAATGGATGTAATTCTTCTAACATCAAGTACCCATATGCTTTATACATGTACTCTGGGTCATAACAAGGGTTTTCATCTGCTACCTGACACAACTCTTCATCCCATATATGTCCAAAAGGTAATTCATCAAAAGTAAATGGTATCCCATTGATGAAAAACATTTTGACAATCATTTTACTGTCATCATACCAGCAAAATTTGGTGGAGAGTTTGTACACAGATTTTAAGCAGGTAAACTATTTAGCCTGCGTCATCATGAGTAGTATGAATACGTATAATTTCATCGTCAGTATTTTTTTCTATTTTTTCAATAGCATGACGAATATCATCATGCAATCTTTCCACAGGAGTTTTTTCTTTCTCCATTTTATTTTTAGAAACCATTATATTTATATTGTAATATTAATATGGCACATATGTCAACTAGGTCTTCATGATAAAGCAAAGAGCATAGTATGGTGGTCGGTTCTCGTGTGATTGTCCACCACCTGTTTCTGTGGTGTTTGCGTCATCTAACCTACAGTCATTATTGCTCGCAGGCCAAGGTCTTTCAAATGCATTTATAACAGCAACTTGATTTTGATATACGTGACTATGAGCAGGAATTTGGTCTATTGTAAGAGTCACAGAATCAGCACCACCAGTATCACCTGGTGAATAATCAGCGCTTCCTGCACCAACAATAAAACGATTTCTTAAATCAGGTGTGTTGTTACTTCCATCACATAATACATAACCAGTAGGAATTGCATTTACAGCACCAGACCACATGATAATACCACCAGAGGGAACAATACCACCAGCTGTTCCATCTATTTTTAATAAATTAGTGCTTGGATTATATGTAAAATCACTGTCTACACGATTTGGTTGATTACCACTATTTGCACCAAAAAATGATACAAACTGATCTGCATTTGTACTATCTACATTAACTCCCACATTAATTGAGTTTGCAACACTTGTTGTATTTGCATCAATCCAATCTACACCATTACCAGTAGATGCAAGTATTTGACCTGCTGAACCAGGATTTGAATTGACATCCCTGAATCTACCAAGTGCATAAAAATCTCCACTTGTTGTGACGATACCAGTAATATTTACATTGCGAGCAGTCAATTCATCAAGACTAACATCACCAACAATCGCTGCATTTCCTGTAAGATTTAAATCACCTGAAAGGGTTACACTCTTTTGAAAGAATGATGGTTCTTTAACATCAATTGATCTTATCTCTAAATCATCTCTTTCAAAATCATAATTAAGTTTTCCAAAAACAAAAACATTCTCAAAGGCGGAATCACCACCTTGAGTTTGTGTATTGATTGATGCATCTGGAAATGTCATTATCTTTCTCCTGGTCTAATTTTTGCACCAAAACCACTTGGAACAAAAGCTGCTATGAGTGTTGCAGTTGGAGGATTACTTGCCATTGCATTAATAGCTGCACTTTTTAATAAAAGACCTTTGCTACTTCTTGATATTTTTTGAGATCCAAGAATAATAACTTCTTGTGAACCTGCACCGATTGCTATTTTAGTACCCACAACCTCTGTTTGCTCTGTTGTCCCATCTGCATTACCAAGAATTACTTTTTTTCCTTGTAAAAGAAGTTCCTCTGATGCTTCTAGGGCAATATTTTTTCCATAAATTCTTATCCATCCATTCGCAGCAGTCATGCACATATCTCCTTTATGTGCCATTGCCATGTAACTTATTGATCCTTTTTTATTCTCTCTACCAGTTTGTATTTCAAGTGTGTGACTTGCCTCCATACTTGATAATCCACTGCCATGCAAGGCTTGTTGCCACTTTGCACCCTTATCTGTAGTTGCATATAATTGATATGCGATTGGTCCTCCCAAACCCACTGGTCCGTTTGTTTCTATTACAAGATTCGGACCAAAAACATCCAGTACTCTTGCTTCACTTCCCATAATTAATATCCTCCGCCATATCCACCTCCACCACTACTTGGTGGTGAACTTGGTGGTGGTGAACTAGGTGGAGGTGAACTAGGTGGAGGTGTTGTACCACCTGCTTCATCTACTGGATCACTGTAAAGATCTGTATTTTCAGTAGTTTGTGGTGTTTCTGCCTCTGCCTGTGTTGATTCACTTTCTTGAACTAATGCCTGTATTGATCTTAATCCTATTCTTGTAGATCCAACATTAGAAGATGGAGAACCACCTGATCTTAAACTCTCTTGTGGTGTTCCATATATTATTGTATCTCTATCAGAGTGTTTTAGTCCTGTCATCTTTAATCCATTAGGCATTACGTGGAAAGGACCATTATATTCTTTTCCATTTACATATCCAACAATATTACCCCTTGGAGTAATACAATCTATAACATTAATAACTCCTGTCTCTCTAGGTTTACGTGTCATAACAGGTGTCAAAACTGCACCACTACCAGTCAAACTAATAACATTTAATGATGGTAGACTTTGATATGGCTTATCATTTGTGCAAACTTTTGTAATCTTTCCATTATCATCAATACCACAAATTTCAAAATCTTCTATTTCATCTTCAAGTTTATATCCTGATCCACCATTTTCAACTACAATTCTATCAACATATGCGTCACCAATCTCCCCAGTTGGATAGTTTTCTCCTTCTGATATCATAAGAACACCAGTAACCTGTCCAAATGTAGGTGAATTTGGATCTTTATCTATTGTGGCACGACCATAAGCACCATATCCCTTGTCGCAGTTGTCTACAAATGAGACAATTGGTTCTTCTGTATATCCCTCACCAGCATACTTCATATCAACACCAATGATACTTCCAGTTGTTTTTGCTCCAATGGTAGTTGTATTTCCTTGCATATCTGTGATTTCTGTAGCATCAATTGCAGTATCAAGTTCCTTAACAAAGTTTCCAAGTATAACATCACCGACTGCACCTTCTCCTCCACCACCAAAGAATTCAATTCTTGGTAATCCACAATCAAAAATATTTCCTGTATTACAATCTGGTGTAAATGGATCACCATTTTCATCTACACGTTCTACACCATTCCAGTTCTTAATTTGCTTGTTCATTTTACCGACAAGTCCAGTGCCATCATCATTTTGTAATTTATCTCCCATTTTATTAATGGCCTTTGCAATTTTATTTTGTGATTTAGCACCAGAGTTAGGTTTTTTTGATCCACCATGAAGTGTATATTCATTTTGTATGGTACACTCAGTTCCACTCTCTTTACAATTAAGTAAACCTTGAACTTTAGTTAAAATGTTAAGACCTTTAGAAAGAAAACCCTTTACAGATCCAAACCCTTTACCTATTATACTAAACATACTATTAATCGGACCAATAAGAGGACCTACGATAGAGTCCATCATACTTGAGACTTTAGCAGTCATAGCTCCAATAAAGTCTTCAACAGCACACTCCAATGGATTAATGAACCCATTCTTTAACATGTTTGTAAGTAGATTTTTAATTGTACCTTTTAATGCCTTCTTGATTGTAGAGCCAAGACATCCAAAAGCACCCATTAATCCTTCTACTGGACCTTTCATTGCGTTTGCAAACGCTTTATTCTGAGCGATAGCAGCAAGGGGGTTGAAAGAAAATTTATTAAAAATAAAATTCTTTGCTGCTGTTAAACCACTATTAACAAACTCACCTAGTTTATTCTGTAATAAATTACTCATCTTACTGGTAAGACCAGACATAGCATCAGATATTTCACTAACAGCAGTGTCAAGTTCACCTACCATGTCAAAAGCGTCACCTAACCCCTGTGATGCTTTGTTCAAGAACCTATTTAAAGGTCCTTCAATTTTTTCACCATCAGAGCCTGTGGATGTACATTTTAATGATACTGCTACGGGTATTGAAGTCATAGTATTATTTAGTCACTAGTTGGAAGAGGTGGTGGAAAGATGAGTTCCTTTGCTTGTTGTGGATTTCCATTTCTAAGTTCAGTAAGTACATTATTGGCAATGTCTTTGTCAATACCTCCAATATTTTGTGTCACTGCCTGATCTAATACTTTTGTTATATAGGCAGTTGATTCTTCATTTTCCATCAGATTAACCAGTTCAAATCTACCTGTCTTTTTTTGTTCATATCCCACAATTTCATCATTAACAACAAGTGGTTTTTCCAAATCATCCTCCATTATATCAACTTTAACCTGATTTGATAAAATAAATTCAAGTTGTGCAGAATTAATTGGTTCACCTTCATCCCAATTCTTATCACCAGCAACTCTTGGGGGTGTTAACTTTGCCTCAACATCATCAATTTCACCATCCTGATTTACATCATATCCTAATTGTTCTATGTTTCCTGATGGATTATCACTATTTGATTTATTATACAGTTTAGGGTCAAGAGGAGTAACACCTGGTGTTGCAGGTCCGATTTGATCATTAAACTCACCACTTAAAGTTTTATTCTTTTTCAGTGCTCCATAAAAACCTGATAAAGCAGCAAAATTTCCACTAGATTTAAATTTTGTTTCTCTTGTTCTTGGGAATACTCCTATTATAAAACGAGGTGATCCAACACCACCACCACGAAGACCAAATACAGTATCACCCTGACTTATTCTTACAGATCTTAATTTAAATGCAGCACCAGAACCAGCAGTCGTGGGTAATAAACAATACGCATAACTCAGTTCTTCATCCTTAATTTGATCAGCTCCAACAGAGTGATCTCCATCAATTCTTACTTTATACATCCAACCAAAACCCTCTTCAATTTGTTTTTTTTGGGCTGCATATGAAACAACAGTTCCTATCCAAAACTGAACATCATGTTGTCCGTATTTTGTTTTTTTATTTGAATCTAGAAAACTATTAGTAGCCATTACTCTATTGTTCTGTTAATACCATATTCATCACGAGCAAGTGTCAAAGATGTAAAAGAATTAGTGGGTGTAAATGAATGACACAAGTGTAAAATTAAATAGTCACCACTTCTATGTTCATTAAATTCTTTTTCTATTTTATTATCTTGTGTAATATTTTCAATATTAAGTCTGATACACTCTCCAACTGTTAATCTACCATTATGTGGAATTATAATATTTACTAATTGAGAATGAATAAGACCATATCTAAAAATCGCTTGTGGAAGATACAATGATGGGTTATTTGATATTACATCACTTACATCATCTTGATCTACACCAGGTAATAATTCAAATGTATATGTTCGACAATAATTTGAAAGACTATCAGATGTTTGTTCATTATCTTTGTCCTCCTTCGTATCATCTCCAAGAGTAACTGTATCTTTATTACTGTAAACATTTATTATCTGTTCTGTAACTTCTTGGGTAACAAGGTTTCTAATACATATACGAATATTATACTGTCCATTTTTTATTGCATTAATTTGATCCTGATCTCTTCTAACTGTTGGAGGTGCTAAAACATGATGATCATTTTCATCATTGTCTAAGTTTGCCTTTAACCCTACCTGATAAGTATAATGATGAGTTTTTGATAATGCTTTATTAGAAAGGAAAGTTTTTCCATCTTTTATCATATTATGAATAGACTTAAAATTAAATCCATCACTATTTTCATAAAAGAAAAATCCAGGATCACCAGTGATCGGTATTGATTTGTGACACAATTTTAAAATCGTATCTAATGGATTTTCATTTTTACCATCCAATTTCATGGTGTTTTTAGTCATTTCGATATTATCATCCTCAAATGGTAAATCAGCTGCTTTTAATATCTTCTTTACTATATCTCTTATATTTGATTCTGGATAAATTTTATTAACAGGTTTACTTGCACTTTTCATTGCATTTATAGAAATCATTGGAAAATATGCAGTTTGTCTTGTGCCAGTATCCACATTGTATGGACTTCCAGTAATAATAAATCTTCTTTTTTTACCTCTCCAATCTAATGATCTATATTTTGAACTAACTTTAACTAAAACCTCTTCAAATCCCTCAACAGGTAATCCATCTTTAAGAGTAGCAGAGAAATCATCTTTTGCTTCCACTGTGCCACCAGTATCAACTTCAAGAAAACTTGCAGTCACCATAGGAGAATATAAACTTTCATAATAATTAAATCCAACAACTTTACCTCTAATATCAACTTTTTTATCTGGTTCTCTCCTAATCCTCTTAATGACTTGAAATTTAGTATAATTTGGTTGTCCTGCTGCTGATCCCATTACTTATCTCCTTTATCTACAAAATATTTTTGAAGATACACTATCTTCTTTGTGTCAGTAAACATATCTTCATCAAAATCCGTTAAAAAAGATAAGTCCTTGTCAAAAGCTATCATGCTTGAATCAAAATTTGTGTTAAAATCATCATTATTTATGATAGAACTACTAAGATCTATATCTCTATCGTAAATGTTTTTTATCTCATCCCCACCAAATTTATTGACAAATTGTTGTATAGTATAGTTTTTTGTATTACCCTTTGAATCTGTAACAACATATGGTTTATCATTATCTTGTTTGTATTCAAATGTAGATCCATCACTTAAAGTTCCTTCTGTTTTTAATCCATATCCTTCATTTTTAGCATAATCACCAGATTCAACTTTTTTATAAGTCTCTCCTAACTTTTTGTAATCTTCTTCTACTTTTTTTAAATTTTTTCCACCCTCTTCAAGTTTTTTATTTGCCTCTAAAATTTCTTCATATTCTTTATCTCTCTCACCTCTATTAAACAAATCTATAAAACTCTTGGCACTAGTATATAATAATTTACCAAAATTAATAACAGGTTCAATACCTTCCATTAATTTTTCTTTTGCCTCATTTATTTTTTCTTGTATTTCCTCAATATTTGTAATTGCTACACCCAATAACATAAGAGAAACAAACCCTAAAATATTAGCAAATAAATTACCAGTGCCACCTACTACTTTATTTTTAATTTTTGATACTGATTTTTTAAATATTGAAGGAATTTCAATTTTTATCTCCTTTTTCTTTCTTTTTTTTCTTAAAATAGAAACTGCTTTTAATTTTCTTGTTCTTTTTTTGGTAGCAGATATTCTCTCCATAGATGTAGTTAACACACTATTAAGATTTTGAGCTGATATTTTTAGTTTTTCTGCTGCTTCCATTTATTTGTAAATAATATCTTTGAAACCAAATAGTTCTGGAACTTCTTCCATATAAGGATTACTCATGTTCATTGAACTTATATCAGGTATACCTGTTGCTGGATTTACCTCCACTCCACCTATACGATTACGTATATCAGAGGTAAGGTCTATATCTTCAAGTTCAACAAAAGTTGTATCATTATCTGAATCTTTAATTAAATTTCTTAATCTAATCCCTTCTGTTGTGAATGGAACTGATCCAACTGTATCTGCATAATTAAGTATTGGGTTTGGAGTAAAGGAATTTAGTACTATCCCATCAAATGATCGACCACCTATGTCACCAGGAATATTTGAGGTAAATCCACCATCTATATTAGATAAATCATTCAAAACTGTGCCATCATACAATCCCTCGCCAAGGTTTGGTGAAATTCCTAACATTCTTTCTGCCAGTATTTGAGCCTCAGCTTCTGGATATCCCTCCTCCATCAGTCGATTTTTAGACATTTCAAGAGTTTCCATATTTGCTTCAAATATTGGTCTTCCAATCTTATCACCAAGATATGCTAATAACAATAAACCAAGTGTTGTCAAAACAAGTGGATTCATTAAAAGACCAAATGCAAGTGATGCACCAGTGATAAAATTCGCAATCGCACCAGCAGCAAATATTGTTCCAATTATACCTGCACCTATTGCAATTGCTTTCCAATTTTTCGTAGTCCAATCGTAAATATCTTTAATTTTTTGTTGGAAATCCTCATCATCTAGTCGTCTAAGAATATTAGTGCCAAGTAATCCAGCTCCTAATATACCTGCCAAATTCATCAATTTATCAAATAAATTACCAAATGGTTTGATGACAGCTTTACCTATTTTTGATCCTATCTTTGATTTCTTTTTATCCTCTAATTTTTTTTCTGCGTTTTCCTTCTTATCTTCTAAGTTTTGTTTTCTTTGCTCATCAAATAATGCCTTTTGATCTCTCAATCTCTGAGACATATCCATAGATAACTTTTCTGTTATCGTATTTAATATATCAGATGTTTCATTTAATGTTAATTCTAAATTACTAACTCTTGGTGTAATTTTTTCACCAATCTCCTCTCTTTGAGTTTTAAATATATTTTTTAATATTGTAATTTTCTTCTCGTTATTTGCAACTCTACCTTCTAATCCCATTCCACCACCAATCTTCATGGTTGACCTGCTAATTTTAGGTCTACCCCTCATAGCCTCCATTTTCTTGGCAAAATTTTCGTAAACAGGAGATGATTTATCCATTGTTTCTTTGTTGTATCTTTAAGTTCTGCTCCTCAATGTATTGTTGCAGTAGAGATAAGTAAATTTCTCGTTCCCAAGGAATCATGTTTTCAATCTCAGTTAAAGAGTATTTATGATGCTGAATCAAGGCAAAGTTGACTTTATAGTATGACTCAAGATTCGTATGAGCCATACCTAGTTGAAAAAAGCTGCTAGTCCCTCCAATACTATAGTTGATTCTACGTTAGTTTTAGGATTTTTAACCTTAACTGTATGTGTCAATTTAGGCATAGTAGCAAAAAAGTTTTCAATCATCTTAAATTGTTTGGTATTAAGTTGATCGACAAAATCTTCAAGTTCTTGTTTAGTAGATTCAGATGCTGGCCAACTTTCTTCCTCATTAAAGATAACATCCATACAAGATACAATCATGTCTAATGTATTTGACACCTCATTTTTATCACTTGCCTCAAAGTTATTCTCAATGAATTGTTGCATTGATGGATATTTTAATTTCAGTGATAGATTATCATCTAATTTGATTGTATCTTTGTGTTTTCTATCTTTTTTAATTTTGATTGAATCTATGTCAATAGATGTAGGTACTGTTGTTTTATTATCATCAGGACAAGTCAATATAATTTCAACAGTTTCACCAACTGATTTTGATCTTACATTTAAGAATAAGTATTCTATGTCAAAAGTAGCAAGTTTTGTAATGTCAACACCCTTCGTAAGAATGCAAGAATTAAGAATTTGAATTACAGAATCCGTGATTTGTTTTACATCCTCTGTCTCTAATGCCATTATGAGAATTTTTTCTTCTCTGACAAGGAAAGGTCTATACTTAATCTTTTTTCCTGATGAGGGTAATACCAACTCATATGTTGGAGTATTAATCTTTGGTAAAGGCATAATGAATTATCAATTCAGTAAAATTATTTATAGGGGTTTTCTAACCGTTTACTATATAGCGGTCATAATTGAAATTTACAGTAATTTTCAATACATCAGCAGATCCATAAGACACAGGCACTGGATCAATAGCTTTTGGAAATGCATTCACAAATTTGTATCTCAATGTTCTCTTGTAGTTCTTTTCAAATTTATTAATATACATTGTATTACACTTGTATGAGTCTGGATATCTCATTCTTCTATAATAAGCACGATGATTTTGTTCTACCTGATCATTTGCACCACTTGTTATATACTCCATCCAACCTTCAAATATTCTAAGCAAGGTATAATCCTCATCACAATAAAATGTATAACTGAAATCTGTATAAAATCTTGTATGAGCAAACTGTTGAGGTATACCCATAAAATTATCTTTGACCTCTGCGGTAGCTAAGGTTGAAGTTGGGATAACAGCTTCATTACATAGTATACCAACATTTCTGGATAAGAAACTTTTAATGTTTTTTATACCAGTATAGTCTGCAAGATAGTTTTCTACGGATGGAGTTAGAGAGGAAAAAGTTACAAGAAAATGATTGGTCTGTGCCAATGGACCTATTATATTCTTTGCAACCGAAAGGTTAAATGGTTTTATTGTTGTCTCTGCCACTCTAAATAAGTATGATTGTTATTTCTATTTATGTCATATAAAGGAAAATATTATCCTTCTTACCCCAGAAAGTATAAAGGTGATCCCACAAACATCATTTATAGGTCACTCTGGGAAAGAAAATTTATGGTTTATTGTGATAAGAATGATAAAATACTTGAATGGGGAAGTGAAGAAATTGCACTACCCTATCGTTCTCCTGTTGATAATCGAGTTCATAGATACTTTCCTGACTTTTATATCAAGGTTCAAGAGAACACTGGTCGTATCAAGACATATCTAATCGAAGTAAAACCACTTAAACAAACACAAAAACCAAAAAAACCTAAAAGACAGACCAAGAATTATTTAAGAGAAGTCTATGAATATGCTAAGAACCAAGCAAAGTGGAAAGCAGCAACAGAGTTCTGTGATGATCGTATGTGGGAGTTCAAGGTCATGACTGAAAAAGAACTAGGAATCAAATGAGTCGCATCGCCCCACTAGTAAATGATATTCTTGGAACAGAAGATG